AGATTTTAGAAACACTTTGAATCGAGTAATTGGAACAAGTGATACTACTATCTTAACTGCAGGAAATTATGATGCAGTTATAGGTATTAGATGCTGTAATGTTTTAACTTCAACAATTAAAGTTGATGTTAAAATTGCAAAAGGCGGAGCCGACTACTTTTTAGCAAAAGGAGTTGTGATTCCACCAAATTCAGCTATCGAATTGATCCAAGGTGGAGCAAAGATTGTTTTAGCAAGTGGTGATGTATTAGAAGCAGTTAGTGATACAGCAAGTTCACTAGATGTTGTTTTATCTTACATCGACACAATTAGTTCGTAGGAGGAATTATGACGGCAGTAATAAATGGAGTCCAATACATTGGAGGGCAATACGCTCCAGATGAATTTATAAAAAATCAAGCGGCAACGATTGATGGTACACAAACTATAGAAAGCGCTGTACTAGCAGGACCAATAACTATTCCTGCAACAATAACAGTAACAGGGACATTGGTAATAGTATAATGAGTAAAATAGAAGTAAATAAAGTAGGACCTCAATGTGGAACAACGGTAACAATAGGATGTGGCGCTGGTCAAACCGTAGTAGCTGATGCAGCTACAGTAACTTTAGGTAGATGCGGTGGTACAGTTCAACTAGCAACTGGCGCAACTCAATCAGGTTTTGGTAGAACAGGAACAGTAGACTGGGAAACAACCCCTAAAACTGCAACTTTTACTGCAGTAAATGGAGATGGTTTTTTTGCAAACACAACAGGTTCCGCTTTTAATATGAATTTACCAGCAGGTTCTGCTGGAGCAATAGTATCCGTA